ACGCCATGCTCGTACAAGGCATCTACCAAGCCGTTCTTCCTAAAGCGAGTGACGCCATTCACATCAACAAGTGGCTGCATGGGAGTCAGCGGCTTGCGCTGTGTTGCTGCGGTGATTGGCTCCCAATTGCTGGTTGTTGGGTCATCAAACTGCACCGTGCAAACATCGCAAAACCCGTAAGGCCAAACACTATTTGCACAGTTGGAACAAGTTTCAGGCTCCTGCTCTGGCTGCACGGGTGCTGCAAGGGCTTGCTTGATGGCGGCTTTTGCGGCAATCCATTCATCAACGCCGACATCTCCTTGGTTGTGCATCACCTCCAGCGCAAGTTTCAATGCTTCGTCTTTCTGTGCTGCGGGTGGTGTGCAAGTGTGTATGTCACCCTCGCCGCCAAGACGCTTACCGCAGCGGTCACAGTGCGCCAGCCTCGCTTCCAGTGCGGTAATGGCTGCATCCATTTGAGCAAGTGTTGCCTCGTCAACTTCTTGCCACCAATAACTATTTGTTTCGTTCAATTCTTTCAGCGCATCCAGCGCCTGCTGCATAAGTTCGCGGTCAGTCATTTCTTTTCTCCTTTTGCAAAGCAACCTTGTGCCCTCAAAATTACGTTGTATCTTTCGCTGCCTGTTGTGTGTGATTTTTCCATTGCAATTCGGGCTTTTTCACAAGCGTTAAAGCTAGAAAATTCCTGTTGCACTACTCCCACACCGCCCTGCATAACTGAAAACACCATTAATAGCACGTAGGTCATCACTTCACCTCCGTCGCGTTGTGCAGATAGGCCGTCAGGCGCTTGATCTGTGCTTCCCGGTACTTGCACATAGACTCGGCGTATTCACGCGCTGTTTGGGCCTCTAGCAGCCTGCGCTTGCTGCTCTCAAGCTCACGCAGTGCCATCACCTCGGCGCTTGGTGTCGCGTAGGTGCTCTTAAGCCAGTTGATCATTGGTTTCATCATTACGGTTACTCCTTTGGTTGGTGTGACACATCGTACCACGACTCACGCGCCCTTTGTCAAGCGGTATTGTTTGACTGCATTGCGAAGCCCTGCCTGCGTTGTAGCCTTGTCGTCAAGCGACATTGCTTGCGCCTGATCCAGCGTGTCTTGCATCAGGATACGGTGGCAGATCACGGGCACACCCTGGCCCTGGCGGCGCACCCGAGCGTTGAACTGCTCGTACAAGTCCAGCGACCAGTTCAGCCCGTACCAGACAAGGATGTGGCCGTTGTCTTGCAGCCCGTCAATGCCGTGACCCATGCTGGCCGGGTGGCCGATCATCAAGGCGCAGTCGCCAGTCTTCCAGCGGTACATGGCGTTGGTAAGAGACGCCTCACTCTTACACTCGGTCAGGTTAATCGGGTCGAGGTGGGCGAACTTGTCCATGATGCGCTGGGCATCTGACCTGTAGGCATAGGCGCACAGCACAGGACTGCCCTGGGCCTCGTCAAGAATGTCCTCCAGCGCCTCCAGCTTCAAGTCATGCACAGGCTCCCACAGGGGCATCCCGGCCACCGGGTACATGGCCCCGTTGGAGAACTGGAGGCACTTGTTGGTCAGGGCCGCTTGGTTGAACGCCTCGACCTCCTTGCCGCTGTCGAGCACCATGAAGAACTCTTTCTCCAGTCGCTCGTATTTAACCCGCAGATCGTCGGGCATCTCGATCTCGATGTTGTTGACTATGAGGTCAGGCAGCGGGTTGTAGTCCTCCGCTGACATCTCCAGCGTGATGTCCCCAATGAGCTTCTTGATCGTGTCCTCGGTGTCGTCGTAGGGCACCTCCTTGTACGGCCCCACCTTCTTGTAGAACCGGGTGCGGAACGCTGTCTTGCTGGTGCCCAGACGCTCACCCCTGTCCACCACAAGGAACTGACCATGCAGGTCTTTGTAGCCGTTGCTGGCCGGGGTGCCGGTCAGGCCCGTGGTCCAGTCGAACTTGTCAGCGATCTTGCGGAACGCCTTGACCCGGTTGGTCGCGCTGTTCTTCATTTTGCTGATCTCGTCCCAGATCATGCCGTTGAACGGCAACGGGCGATCCTTCTTGACGAAGTAGGTCTGGAGCGTCTCGGCCAGCCAGCCCAGGTTCTCGTAGTTGATCAGGTACACATCAGAGGGCCGCAGCAGCGCCCTGGTGCGCTGATCTTTGGTGCCCGTGACCATGCTGAACTTGAGGTGCTTAGTCTGCTCCCACTTCACAGCCTCTTGACGCCAGACCAGTCGGATGACGCGGATCGGGGCCACGATGATCACGCCTCGCAGGAAGCCCGTGCGGAGCAGGTGCGCGAGGCTGGTGAGCGTGATGACCGTCTTGCCCAGCCCCATGTCCAGCCACAACATCGAGTGGGGGTGAGTGCATTGGAAGTTGACAGCTTTTTGCTGGTAGCCGTGGAGTAAGTCAGGTGTCAGCATTCAACCCCCCATTGAGCGGCCATTGCGTCTGCAATACCTTGATAGGTTGTACTTCGGAGTTTCCATCTGTCGGCAGATGGGGGAAGGTAATGCAATCTCTCTCTCTCTCTTTGGCAACTGCATCATTTCGTCTTTGACATTATTGGTGGGCTGAAGCAACGGAAGTCCTTCAAGCCAAAGACAAGTAGCCTTTTGCTCCATGTGTCCAAACATCCAAGGTTGGACAACTTGACTTTGTTTTCGACCGATGCGTTCTCTAGCGTATTTGTGCTGGATTGGATTTTCTATGCACTTGCGTGGAATTGAACATTCCATCAGTGCTTTAAAAAATGCAGCACCTTCGTCAAGCAATGCCCAACGAGCCGGATCTTTGTGTAACCAGCAAACGCCTGAGTTGGTCAAATAAGTACACGGTGGATGAGCGATCAATAAGTCCCAATCCTGATCAATGATGTCAAAAACATCACCTTGATAGTGATGCCCAGGTACATCAGACGGCAGTAAATCGCACGACATGACAAAGTGACCCATTTTTGTAAAAGCATCACGGACTCGTCCACTATATTCACAGGCAACAAGAACTTTCAGCACGGCTTACTCGCCCCAAACGTGTCAATGACCCACTTGCCCGTGGTCACATCGTCCACCACAAACACGTTGATCATGTGACCCCGCAGGCGGTTGTGTTCACGGTCTTGGGCAGGCGTGGGTGTCATGCCCTCCCGCTTGAACTCAATGAAGAAGACCACACCATCGGGCCGGATGAACATGCGGTCAGGCACTGCCATCCGGTTGGGACTGGTGAACTTGTAGACCAGCAGCCCGCGCTCCTTGGCGTAGTCGCAGACCTTGGTCTCAATCTGTTTTTCAAGCATATCGTGTTCCCCTAAACCCCGTATCAAGCTGAGTTAATTCTTCATCAAGTGTGATGTACCAGTCATCAATTCCTGAATTGTGGGCACTATTCAACAGATGCCTCATTCGGCAAATTGCACTATTCCACGCTAACTCAGCGTAATGATGCTCAGCACATCCACCATAAAGATCATGATCGTCAGCAAATTCTTCAAAATTATTTGGTCTCAGCATTGCGGCTCTCCAGTTCGATGAGCAATTCAATGTAGTGCTTGGCCTTCTCAAGATCAGCCACACCATTCTTCTTGCGCCAGCGGCTGACGTACTTGATCACGTTGCCCTCGAAGTAACCAATCGCATTGGCGTGGATGTACTCGACTGGCTGGATCGGCAAGTCTTTGTAGTGGTTGCCCTGTACTTGCGTTTCAAGTGCGTTCATTTTTGTAGCTCTCCATGTGCAAAACAGCAAGCACTCGGTCCGCAAGGTTTACGCGCTCGACTGGTGCGTCAACCGGCGTTGTGAAGATGTGATCCTTGTAGCGCCAAGACCGCGTGGTGCGCTCAACGCTGTACCAGGGTAAGGCGTAGCCCGCAGCGTAAACGTCAGCAGACTTGTCAAAGCATTTCACGTACAAGCCCCGCTAACGCCCACAGGTCGGGCTTGCTCACGCCAGCGTCAACCGCCTTGGCATAGCGCTCAATCGCCCACACAATGCGTGCGCGTTCCTCTTGGCAAGCGGCCATCGCCAACATAGTCTCTGACTTGTTGGGGTGGAACCGAAACTTCTCATAAGCCAGTTTGTCAATTTCGTTGTCAGTCATGCTAGTCCGAGGCAGAGTTTCTCCACCTCCCTCACGTAATAGTCAAAATCCACAGGTGCTACAGCGTCCTTGATGTCGTTGCAGACCTGCACACCCCAGCCACTCTCGACGCCAATCTTGCGCCACTCACCGGGCTTCTTGGCAAGGGGCGGCATCCACTTGAACAGGGGCTTGCCGTCCTTGGCGATGTAGTAGCGCGAGGTGTTCTGTGCTCGACCATCGCCCCACTGAAGGTAGCTTGACCTGGGCACCTTGGTGCGGAGCATAAAGTCCATGATGTCGGGCCACTGCTCCACGGTCTGCCTGATCGGCGCACCATCGACCAGCACCTTCTCGGCCACCTTGGCGATCACCAACCCACCAGCGTTCTGGTGCCACTCCATGTCGTGCTCGTAAGCACCTTTGCGCTTGGTGCTGCCGTCATTGAAGACACCGATGTAGTTGTTGACATCGCGCACCATCATGGCCTTGTAGACGGCTTCCTCAAGGTTTAGCCCGGTGCGCGACTGCCACGCAGCCGCTGCAACGTCCACCAGCCACTTGTTGACCCTAGGCACCCGCACGGTCAAGCCATCGGTGTTCACTTGGATCAGGCGCAGCCCTGGAATGTGCATCAGCCCCTCGGCCAGCAGGCACAGCAGCAGTTGCCCGTTGAGCGTAATGCTCATGGTGAACAGCGGGTCGTAGAACACGCTGAACTGGTTGTTGCTGTCGCCGTATACACCGTTCAGGGCCAACTTGAGCATGGCGCTCTCAGCCGACTTCTTGGGGTAGCTTTTGCGCTGTTCAAACAAATTTTTGTAGATAACGCAGAACTGCTGCCCCAAGTGAGCCGGGTGGAACCCGTTCACGATAGCCAGATTCGGGTAGTACGAGGTGACATCAAGGTCAACAATGATGTGATCATTGTCAGACTCAATGACCTCTGACTCGATAGAGCCGTGGATGCCGCCGAGGCCGAAGACAAACGTGAAGCCATTGACGACAGCGGTCAGGTCTGTGAAGACCCCCTTCGTCTCAGTGATGGTCTGAGCCTTGAGCCAATCGAGCACCCGGCTGAACTCAGGGTCTTGGAAGCTGATCCAAGGCAGTATGGCGTCCTTGAGCGCGATGACTGGCCGCTTGGTCTGCCGAGGTGTGCGCCCCTTGCTGCCAAAGTCGTAGCAAGCAACACCGGCTTCTTCAAGCTTCATGATAAAAAACTCCTTGCCAATCTTGGTGTCGTTGAAGTTCAGCCAGTCCTTGCCGGGGTACAACGTGCATAGTTTTTCGCGGAAATTAAGCATGTCGGTCGTGACCTGCATAAACTTCTTGGTCTGTGCGACATCGTGCGCGTTGTACTTCTTGAGCACGGGCACCTGGGCCTGCGTGAGCGTGGTGCCCACAGGGAACGGCAAGTCCTCGATGTTGTCCGAACGCATGTTGAACTCCAGCACCTTCAGGCTCGTTGACCGAGCCCGGTTGTCGAAGTGGTGAATCTTGAACAGGTCAATCTGATGCACGAAGCGATCAGACGGGCTGACTTGGTGTGCCCATCTGCCGTCATCCTCGTCTTGCGAGTTGATGATCGCCATCGCCTTGTCGTACAGCGTGGCCGCTGTAGAGGTGCCCATGCGGGTCAGCGTATGCAGGACGGGGTAGTCGAACCCCAGGTTATTGAACCCGACCATGCGGGCATCCGTATCCTTGAGATGCTGGAGAAACGCGACGATCTCACGGGAGTCGTTGCGCCAGTCGCTGATCTCAAAAGACCAGCGTATCGGTGCTTCTGAATGCTCCACCGCCAGCGTGAAGACGTTGGGGTAGGTTTCGATGTCGAACACATAGTCGTTGGTCATTTGGGTCGCGCCAACATGAACGTGAGGTAGCAACGGTAGTGCGCGATGCCGTATACGGACTGCGTTTCACTTGTCTTGATACCGCAGACAACGCATGGTTGAGTTGGGATTGAGGGTGCTGACATTACATTTACTCCTTACTCGATTGGGTGGGAAAACCCGCAGTTGGCGATTACTTACTACGGTTTGACTGCCTCAGGCTTTCACCGTTTCCCCGAAAAATTACACCCGGTGAGATTCGAACTCACGGACTGCCAAGTATTGTCTGTGTGGACACTTGCCAGCCTATACACACATCACCGATAAACCTCTCCGGCA